CAAATAATGATTGGTTATTTACTAATTGCTGGTGGCTTCGGCGTGATCATTGGTCACTGCTTAGGCCACAGCGAAAATTGGAGGCAGTGGATTGAATGAAGCAGAACGTACCATTGGTGATTTGCTGAAAGAACACAACAGATTGACGTTAGACGTCATTCACGGCAACCACACACCAATTGCAAAGATGTTGCTTGTCGAGAACGAGAAGCTACGTGCACGACTAGCGAAACTAAGGTGATGACGTGATGAACAATGAGGTATACGAACGAATTATAGCCGAAGCGAACCGCCAGATCGCGGCATATCACAAGGTTGCTACCGACTATGGGCCAAGTAATACAGACCCTCATCAAACGTACGCCATGGGTCAAGAAGATGGCGCACACGCAATCCTATTCATTATCAAACAGGCCATGAAAAAAGCCGCTGGCCCGCACGCCAACGACTGATAGAAAGGAAACTTATTATGTCAACATTATACGACTTACAAGGAAAATATGCGAGTTTATTAGAACTAGCTGAAGATGGGACAACTGATCCCGAAGTATTAGCTGACACCATGGATTCAATCGTGGATGCAATTAATGACAAAGCCAAAGGATATGCACAGGTTATTCGCCAAATCAAGGCCGATATTGAAGCTAACAAAAAGAACGTGACCGTTTCGAAGCACGGATTAAAGCTTATCAATCTAACCTCGGTACTATTTCACAGCGGTTGGTTGAAGCAATGAACGAAACTAATCAACGCAAAATCAAGACACCGCTATTCACTATCAGTGTTGCTAAGAATGGCGGAAAACAGCCAATTTACATCGATCAAGGCAATTTGCAGGCTGATGTATTCAAGGTAAAACGCGAACCAGATACAGACAAGATTCGAGAACGATTAGAAGCCGGAGAAAAAGTGCTAGGTGCGGAGCTTAAGCCACGCGGTGAACATTTATTGATTAAGTAGGAGGGAATCATGCAGCCAATTAAACATGCATCTGCAATTGATCGAACAAAGAACTGGCGAGTTTTGATTTATGGAAAGCCTGGTGTCGGTAAGACGTCAGCCATTCGCAATCTTGATGGCAAAACCCTCGTGCTAGATCTGGATGACAGTTCAAAAGTGCTATCCGGTGCACCGAACATCGATGTGCAACCATTTGACCGAAGCAAACCAAGCGAAGAATGGAAAGAGTTCCTGAAAAATCTGGCTGAGCGTGTTTCCGGATATGACAATCTGGTGATCGACAACGTATCAGCGTTCGAAAAAGACTGGTTTGTCGAACGTGGTCGTGCTAGCAAGAACGGCATTGGCAACGAGATTCAGGATTATGGACAATGGACAAATTACTTTGCCCGTATCATGACCATGATCTTCATGGACGCACCAGTTAACGTGCTGGTAACAGCTTGGGAGAACACACGAGACGTTACAAGCGAAACTGGACAATCGTTCAGCCAGTATGCACCAGCAATTCGTGACAGCGTGCGTGACGGGCTATTAGGCCTGACAGACGTTGTAGGGCGCGTAGTCATCAGCACAAAGACAAGCCACCGAGGAGTTATCCTTGCAGGCTCAGATGCGATTTTTGCCAAAAATCGTTTGGATGATCGAACTGCGTGCGCCATTGAGGACCTCTTTAAGTTTGGAGGTGACAGTGATGTTTCAGCTTCATCCTTACCAGAAGAAGCTAGTTAATCAAGCAAGAGAAAAGCTGGCTGACGGTCACAAATCTGTACTGCTAGTCAGCCCAGCGGGATCTGGTAAATCAGTTATCATCGCTGAAATAGCTAGGTTGGCAGTCATGAAGGGCGGGCACGTTATGTTCACCGTTCACAGAAAAGAACTTATTGATCAAATCACGAAGACTTTTATTGCAAACGGAGTTGATTTGAACAAATGCACCATCATGACTGTTGGCAGAATTGCTAGACGCTTAGGAAAATTGCCAAAACCGACTCTAATCATCACTGATGAAACGCATCACAGTCTGGCAAAGACTTACCTAAAAATTTATGGATTTTATAAAGACGTTCCACGCTTAGGGTTTTCAGCAAGCCCCTGGAGACTTTCAGGAAAGGGACTGGGGGATGTTTATGAAACCATGGTTGAGGGTCCAACAGTGAAATGGCTAATTGAACATCACTACTTAGCGCCTTTTGACTACTATGCGCCAACATTAATTGACGTTGAAAAGCTAAAGAAATCATCAACTGGTGATTACTCTACGAAGTCGATTGATGAGGCCAATACAAAGATGATTTTTGGTGATGTTGTTAGTCACTACCAGAAGTTGGCCAATGGACGCCAGGCTATTGTCTATGCCCACAGTATTGAAGAGAGCAAGCGCGTTGCGGCAACGTTCAACGCTGCCGGTATATCTGCCATTCATGTTGACAGCAAAACACCTGCTTTGAATCGTGATAAAGCGATGACAGCCTTTAAAAAGGGAAAAATTAGAATCATATCAAACGTCGATCTCATCTCAGAAGGATTTGATGTTCCCGAATGTGGCGTTGTCATCATGCTGAGGCCAACTGCTTCTCTTGTCCTTGACATTCAGCAATCGATGCGAGGAATGCGCTATAGGCCGAACAAAAGGGCAATCATTATTGATCACGTTGCGAACGTTTATCGCTTTGGTCTTCCTGATACTGGCCGTGAATGGTCGCTTGAAGATCGACCTAAGCAGGAAAAGCACAGGGGTAAATCAGACGGACCTGCGATCAAGAGCTGTCCAGAATGTTACGGCATCGTTCCTGCACAGGTTAAGCAATGTCCACTTTGCGGATATTCATTCAGAGCAGATGGTGCTGATCTTGAAGTTGATCCTACAGCCAAGTTAAAAAAGGTAGACAAGAAAGTATTCAAAATAGTTGCGGACTATTCAAAAACAAAATATGGACAAATGAAAGCCGAAGATGCCAAGTCACCTGAAGATATGTACGCAATTGCAAAAGCACATGGCTATAAGCCTGGGTGGGCTTACCACCAGATTGTGGCTAGGGGATGGCTAAAGGAAAGGAAGCGAGCATAGATGCGTGGAGTACAAAAATTAACGTCCGGATGGCAAATGTCATATGGATCACTTCGAGAGTATTACCCAACATATGAATCGGCGTGTAAAAGAAGATGCTTTCTTGTCTCGTCTTTCGGGGTTCCGAAAAAACAATTAAAAGAACGATCCGGTGAGATTTATGGTGCGTGGGAAGTTATTGGCTACACCGGTAGACGCATTGGCATTAAAAAAGATCCAGAGGTTATCGCACGTCACATTCCTACAAAAAACATTAGAACTATGCCTCTAAATAGCTTAATCAGTGGGAAAAAATATTCGATTGATGGATTTTCAGACAGACCACATCATGCATCAAAAACGCCTGCGGGTAAATTTGCAATGAGTATCACAATTAACGGTAAAAAATACTTCCTAGGAAATTTCGAAACCGAAGAATTGGCACGTATTGCTTACAACAAGGCACAAAAAGATTGGCTAACCGAAAACAAAGTTCCAATCAAAAAAAATGACCGTGGTTTTCCGAGGGGCGTTACAAAACATGGAAATCGGTATCAAGCAAGAATTAGAGTCAACTACAAATTAAAATATTTAGGTACTTATAACACTGTTGACGAAGCCATCGTAGCCCGCAAAGCTGCCGAACATAAATATTTAGGAGGAAACTAATATGTCATTCATTACCGCAGATTATAGCAAGAATCAGGAAAACGATTTTTCACCACTTCCACAGGGTGAATATGAAATGGTCATTACGCAAGCCGGTGAAATTGCAACTAAGGGTGGATCAGAATCACTACAGCTACGTCTCACGGTTCGCAATGATCTTGATGCAGCAGAGCCGAATACAAACGGAAAGTATCATAACCGAGTTGTCTTTTTCGATAACTGGAAGCGCAAAGCTACGAACCAATACGATATGGACGGTCTTCAGTATGTATTGGAAGCGACAAAGATCCCTGAAGGCACTCCACTAAATAGCATCGATGATTTCTGCAAGGCTATTTATCACAAGCCTGTACGAGTTTATGTCAAAGTTGAGAAAAACCCTGAATATGGTGATCGGAACACAGTGGCCCCGTGGAGCGTTCATGCTAGCAAGTATCCACAAGTTGCTCACAAATTTAAGGATGATTCTCAACCAAGTCAGCCTCATGAACCGATTGACGATTCCGACTTGCCATTCTAGGAGGAGTACGAATGTATGAACGCATTCCAGCAGAACTACGGTCCCTAAAACAATGGGGCTGCTTTCACCGAATCTGGCAACCAGAAAAAAATAAATATACTAAGATTCCTTATTCTGCCTTAACTGGCACAAAAACAAGCTCAACGGACTCGAAACAGTGGGTAACTTTTGAAGAAGCAATCACAGCATTGCAGGCTTATGACCTTGACGGACTTGGATTTTTCTTTGCAAACGGATATGTAGGAATTGACGTTGATCATATTGGCGATGATTTGGAGAGACTAGAAGAGGGACAAACCGACGACAATGTCGCATGGGAGTTCATGAATACTTTCAAGTCATATACCGAAAGGTCAATGTCTGGTATTGGTATTCACATCATTGTCAAAGGCGAAATACCTGGTACACGCCGAAGAAAAGCTAATGTTGAGATGTATCAAAGCGGGCGGTTCTTTGCAATGACTGGAGATGAGATTGGCAAGTTTCATTCAATCAATTCTCCCGCAGAAGAGGAATTTAAGCGGATATATACAAAGTATTTGGAGCCAAAAACCGTCATCGATTTGCCCAGTATGTACAATTTAATGCCTAACAATCTTTCTGAAGATGAGATCATCATTAAAATGCTGAAATCTAAAAGTGGTGACCGAATTAAGAAACTGCTCAACGGAGGCTGGGAGTCATTGTATCCATCTCAATCGGAGGCTGATCTGGCATTCGCAAATGACTTGGCATTTTGGACAGGCAGAGATTTCACCCGGATGGACAGTATATTCCGCCATTCATCGTTAATGAGACCAAAGTGGGACGAGAAGCACGGTAAAACAACCTACGGCGTTTCAACACTCAACCGAGCCATTAATGATGTGCGTGACACTTATCAGCCGAAACATGAAAAACCTAAATATAAGCTTGGATTTATTACTGACACTGGTAAGCCAAAAGCGTTTCCTCCTCGTTCGTGGGATGACACAGGCAATGCAGATAGGTTTGTTGATCGATATGGTGATGTCGCAAGGTACAGCTATATCGATAAGGCTTGGTATATCTACAATGGGAGCTTCTGGGAACTTGATAAGCGTGGCTTATTGCGAACCATGATTGACGAAGTAGTTGCTGACTTGAAAAAAGAAAAGCCAAAAACTCCTCCTGATGTTGATCCGGAAAAAGCTGAGAAGGAATGGGCAAAGTTTTGCAAAACCAGTCGTGGAAATCGTGCTAAAAGAGCGCTTGAAGATGAGATTCAACATCGTCTACCGGTGACAACTGATGAATTTGATGCTGATCAAACCTTAATGAATGTTGACAACGGATATATTGATTTATCTGATGGGACTCTTCACGAGCATGACATCAAGAAAATGTTCTCGAAGAAATCAAACGTTGAATATTCAGACACTGTTGAGTGTCCTGAATGGCAAGCTTTTTTGAATCAGACTTTCAATGGGGACAATGAATTAATTGACTACATTCAAAAAGCGGTCGGGTACTCATTAACAGGATCAGTTGAAGAGCAGGTCATGTTCATCCTTTACGGATCAGGGCGAAATGGTAAATCTGTTTTCATGGATACTCTCAAGCACATAGCTGGAAGTTATTCACGCACGATGCAAGCTAAATCAATTATGGTTCAGCAGTCTAGCGGGGGTGCCAACAGCGATATTGCAAGACTAAAGGGAGCTCGTCTGGTATCTGCAAGTGAACCAAATGAAGGCGTCCGACTAGATGAAGGACTTATCAAAGAGTTAACCGGAGGAGAATCTGTTACCGCACGTTTTTTATACGGATCAGAGTTCGAATTCAAACCAGAATTCAAGCTTTGGCTGTCAACTAACCACAAGCCAATTATTCGAGGAACAGATGATGGTATCTGGCGGAGATTGATGCTGATTCCATTTACTCATCAAGTGCCAGTAGATCAGGTAGACAAAAGGCTGACATACAAGCTTGAACGTGAATCAATCGGGATTCTAAATTGGGCAGTTGATGGAGCACTTAAGTGGCAGCGCGAAGGATTAGAGCCGCCGCAGAGTGTGAAAGATGCAAGCAATGAGTACCGAACAGAAATGGATGTTCTTGAACTGTTTATCAATGATTGCTGTGAAAAAGGGCCCGGATATCAGGCCGCTGCTGGTCAGCTTTACCAAACATATGTTGACTGGTGCGACAAATCGGGTGAGTACAAGATGCGCAAACAAAAGTTTGGTGCAGAAATGCAGAAGAAGTTCGAATACGTTAGAAAGCGAAACGGGCGGATGTATTTAGGAATTAAAGAAAAAATCGATCCGCGCTTAAATTGGGCAAAAATATGAAAGATGTGTGACGGATGGTGTGACGGATGAATTTTGCCTACAATCCTTACAGCCGTAGGGATTTAGCCTATATTTCTTTATTGTGACGGATGAATAGTTAAAAAGTATATATAGATAAATATAAAAAGTATACTGTAAACTCATTTTTTCGATTCATCCGTCACATCCGTCACAAATAGGCTAGAAGCGTTGCAAGAGTAAGTCTAGAGGATTCTAATCATCCGTCACGTCATCCGTCACGTCCGACATTAAAGGAGCATACATGAAATCAGAGCATGCCATTCAATCAGAAATCATGCTGGCACTATCGGAACATGGTTGCATTGTTGCTAGAACGAACGTAGGAACTGTAAGAACTGTGGACGGAAGACTTTTCAACGCAGGACCACCGCCTGGGTGGCCTGATATTACTGGGATAAGAAAGGCGGACGGACGTGCTGTACTAGTTGAATGCAAAAACGAAAAAGGAAGACTTCGTGAAGATCAAAAACGTTTTGCGGCCGCTATATCAGGAACAAAAGTAATTTACGGCGTATGCAGATCGGCAGACGATGCTGTGAAGCTATTGGAGGCTAACAAATGTACGTAGTAGCAGGATTAAACACAGGAACCGAGTATTACCGAGCCAAGTATCAATCTAGGTGTATCCGCTGGATTAACGAGAACATGTCCAAGCACAAGAAGGCACACAATACCCGTGGTGATGACATTAAAGTCGATATTCCGGAACCACTGATTATCAAGAAAGTAGAGGACGAAACCGGACGACTGCTTCTATGACAAAAGTTGTTGACGTAAAAGGTGGAGACGCGACTTTGACCACCGATGCTAGGCTTCGAATGTTGCTGTTCATGATCAGGTACAAGATACCGATAACGATTGCTAGATATGACTATCACACAGGACTATTCACGGAAGAGCAACTTTGAAGAAAAAGGGGAAAAATCATGAATAAAAAATTGACATTTACAGTAACTGTTTTAGCAGGACTTATGTTTGGAGCCGGTGCAACCGCCATTGCCGACAATGTTTGGCAAGGTCACCAGAACATCGTGGAAACCAAGAACAATATCGACAAGCTGACAGCTAAGATTAACGCTTCACAATCTAGCTTGTCAGATTTGCAACATCAGTTGTCTGACGCGCAGGCACAATATTCAGCGCTCAAACACCAATACAATAACGACATGGCAAGTAAAGATGCCCAGATTCAGCAGAAGATTGTTGAAGGCCAGCAAGCAGTCGCCCAGAAACAGGCGGAGGTCGATGCTAAGCAACAAACAATCAATGATCTTACATCACAGTTAGAAGCCGCCAAACAGGCAAACAATGACTTATCACAGGCCATCAAAGACGCACAGAGCATTAAGGACTATTCAGATCAGGCTGTGAAGTCAGTCAGCGCGAAATGAGAGGCTAATAAATGACGACCAAATTCACGGCTGATATTGTTCACAAACTGTTAGGTGTTCGCGAGGCACAGCAGGCACCAGCAGCATTGATGAACATTGTCATGGATCAGCAAAAGCGTAACGAGCTTTTTAAGCAATTCCTAGATGTTAGCACAGACGTATCACATGACTGGTTCTCGCAATATTTCATGAGCGTTCAAGCTGACCGCAAAGACAAGAAACAAGATTTCACTCCGGAGAGTATCAGCAAGCTCGTGAACATGCTAGTTGGATCGAATGACAGTAGCGAGTATTACGAGGTCGCGGCTGGGACTGGCTCAATGATGATTCAACGATGGCAACAGGACCGTTTGAAGCACAAGCCATGGGACTATCGGCCAAGCATGTATTTTTATCACCTTGAAGAGCTTGGCGATAGTACGTTGCCGTTTCTGATATTCAATTGTGCTATTCGCGGCATGAACGCAACAATTGTTCATGGTGACAGTCTGAAACGTGCTGCTAGACAAGTATATTTCATTCAAAACGATGAAGACGACTATTTGCATTTCAGCACAGTGAATGTGATGCCACACAGCAAAGACGTTGAGCAAGAATTTGATATTCGACAATGGCTAGAGCCTGAACAAAATCACATTGAATCAACAGAGATACCCGCAAGATACAACGAAGCTATTGCCGCTATCGAGATTGGGGAGGTGCAACCGCATGGGAATCACTAAAGAAGAAGCAATTATGGCGTTAGTAAGAACCGTCCGAGCTTGCTGGAATGCTGTTCCAATCAATGGTTGGCAGCAGAAACTGCTCAACGATCAGATTAAACGCATCGTCGAGAAAATCGAAACCGATCAAAACATTATTGAAGAACTCGATCGAGAGTATTTCACCACCCATTATTCTGCCGACTTGCTGCCGGTGATTCCTAAAGACGTTAGTGAATGGTTGACATGGTGCAAAAGGAAACACCATTCGTTAAAGGATGGGCTTGATGGTGAAACGCGCGTCAGCGTAGACGTTTTTGCCCGTGCATGGGTACTAGGTATCTGGCGCGTTGAGGAAACCGGCGAAATAGTGAAATTGGAGGAAGAAAAATGAGTAAACATTTTGAAGAAATGAGCCAACTAGAGAGGATTGATAAAAAAATGAAATTCAAGATTGTGGGCCGCAATGGCGAAACCAAAATCAAGGAATTCAGGTCTCAGTACGAAGCAGATTTATACTGCGAGCGTCTCAACCATGAGCGGTTGGAACGCCTTGGCTTGATTGAGCACCTGAACACACCAGCAATCGAATTTGAGTAGGAGTACATCACCATGAAGACATACACCAAGCGGCGCTGCGTAAGGAAAGCCAGGATGTATTGAGCAATGTGGAACATGGAGAAATCGTGAAATTGGAGGACGGAGAAATGAAACCAATTCTTGATATGACGGCCGGAAGCCGCATGTTCTGGTGGAATAAAGCTGACCCTCGTGCAATTTTTGTCGATAAACGCGATGAGTTTCACAGCGTGCCTGATTGTAATGCCAAGGACGGTGAACGTCAGATATGGATTGATCCTGATATTCAATTGGACTGGACTAAGGAACCGTTGCCGTTTCCCGACAACACTTTTCACCTAGTTGTATTTGATCCACCACATCTGCAACACGCTGGCAAGAATAGCTGGCTTGCAGCAAAGTACGGCACGCTTGATGATCTTTGGCCAAACCAAATTCGGCGGGGATTCAGTGAGGCAATGCGAGTTTTGAAACCTTATGGCACTTTGATTTTTAAATGGAATGATGACCAAATCAAACTAGCAGATGTGTTGCATGAAATTACCTATCGACCATTGTTTGGTGACAAACGTAGCAAGACACATTGGCTCATATTCATGAAAGAGGCGGAGAAATGAAACAGATGATAAACAACATATGGAATATGTCTCCATCAGCGCTGAACATGAATTTGATCATCATATGTGGTGTCCTTGCGGCAATGCTGCTGGCATTCCTTCATTGGGTAAATAAGCAGAAATGATGATTGCCGTCATGCTGCTAATCTCAGGTGCTGCAATGTGGATGTGGGCTAACTGGAAAAGAGGAAAATGATTGCAAATAAAAAGCGCGCCTGATGAGAGACGCGCCGGAGGCCAGTGAAACACGCATATCATGTCAAATGGAATATATATAAAAGGAGTTGGTCTCCGCGAGCAGTATAGCAAAAGTCGTCCTGAATTAACAGGACGACTCAGTCTATCAACCCGAATTATTTGAACATCAAGTGTATCACAAAAAAAACAAAAGCGCACCATTACGGCACGCTTATCCCCCAAACTTTTACAAATTTAATTATACCATAAGGAGTGGACGCAGTGGTGCGAGCAACGAGATATTTTAGCCCAATTGATCATGACAAAACAATTGAAAACGCCAAAGAGGTCTTGGGGAACTACTGGCATCACAAGCGGCTCGCTCAACGCACCAAAATAGCGCTCAGAAGTCCCGTAATGGACGGCATGCCCAAGTCACCTAGCTATGGCAACAAAGCCGAGGACAAGCTCGTATCGCACGCTGACGAGCTGTACTATATAGCGTGCTGTGAAGGCGCTATTGAATCCATAGAGGACGAAGACTACCGAACCATTTTAGTTGAGAGTTATCTAACTCCAAAGACAACACGCAAGTCCAGCCTTCAGTTAGCTAATCGCTTGCATGTTGACCGGGTGACTCTTTGGCGGCAAACACAAGAAGCTCTCTATGCTTTTGCTGAAATATGTCCGCTAGTAAAACTAGATGCAACATCCGTGCAACAATGATGCAACAAAAAACACGCTTTTCCGTCATATGATGGTATTGTGCCAAAGGTGAGAAACCTGAGACACCGCGTTTTTCCTCCGAGCCATGGTGATGATAAAGCTGTGGCAAGGCGTGGCAATGAGGAATGGCTGAGATAGTCAGGCGGGTTCGATTCCCGCATGCCACATTTCACCCGTCAAGCATGGCTGCAGACAACATGACGATAAGCCTATCATTACGATGAGAAGCAGGGTGGAGTTGGGCTGATGACCTCAGGTCCCACCGGCCTCATTGTCCAGTTTAGCGACCGGACTCAGCTTGCGATGACCCCATCTGACACTGGGAGAGCGAGAAGCAGACATATGAAGCACAGATATCACCTCAATGTAGTATTCCAGTTCATACTGGTGTACTATTTTTTTGAGGTGATATTTATGACAGAAGAAAGAGATGCTCAAGTCCAGATAGTAGTAGCGCAAGGGATAGACATATCGAATTCTCGTGAAACTCCAAAAATTGTTGGACCTACATTAGTTCTTGCTATGCCGTTAAGAAAGACACTATTATCTTTTAACGTATCTGTTCTGACGTATGGCTTAAATCTTAAAACATCTCATTCTGTAAAACTTTCTATCGTTGAAAAAGACGTAATCATTTCCACTATGGAAAGTAAACTAGAAAATATTCCGGATTTTGTTGGCGGATTTGTTTTCAACTTTTCAGTAACAAATGCTTTGTTCAAGGAAGCAGGGGAGCACAGAATTGACTTTTATGTCGATAACCATAAAGTCAACACCCAAAAATTCTGGACAGTGTATACAGGACAAGATGATTAGTTTATGGATGGGAAAATAAGATATATTTCAAACAATGTAAATGAGAACTATGGGCATACAAATGTTGGCAAGATGTTACGAAAAACCGTTGAAGTAGCAACGGTGGCTGGAGTGCTATTCGTGGGGACCGGCCAAGCAAATGGACAATATGCTTATAGCAAACAAGCATCTAGATATTTTACATTGCCATCAAAAATAAAAATAACATCAAAGCAGCGCGTGCTACCTTATTTTATGAGGTGAAAACTATGCCATCTGCAAAATCAGCGTCAGACCAAAAAGTCGATGATTTGGAAAAATATGTTGATAAGCTCAGCGACAACATTGACAGTTCACGTAAAGAAATATTGCAAGCCATTAAGAATAAAAGCGCCAGCATAGAAATAAAAGTAAACGACTTACCCACGAAGGACTGGGTCGAAAATACATTTACCAAAAAGATTATAAAGATATTGTGTTGGGTAATAGGAGCCGGCATCTCAATAGCATCTATAGTAGTGACAATAGTTCTGCATTTTTGGTAGTAGCACGTAAGACCATGCTTAAAAGCATAAAGCATAGCACTTCGCCAAACGGTGAGGTGCTATTTTTATGCAACAAAAAAGCCCTCGCTCTGGGAAAACGAAGGCCAATCACTTTTTGGAGTGTGAGAATGAACTCACTAATTCAGTGTAACACAATACTTATAATAGGCACATAAAAAAGCTCTCGGTTGGGGGCCGAGAGCTAAGGAGTGGGGTAGTACCGAGGAATGAAAATGAGTATCTGTTGTGAACAATTTAATTCTAACTCATCGAAATTTTTTAAGCAACAAAAAAGCTCTCGGGGCCGAATCCGAGGGCTTAAGAACTCGGGAAGTTCTTCATGAGAATGTGAGCAGCGTCATCAAACTGCTCACGGCCATTATATTTCAGGAGGCGAGTAGATGCAATGGACAGATGAACAAATCAGTGGCATTAGGAAGCTCGCCTCTGAAGGCTTTACCAGACGCGAGGCGGCAGACAAACTCGGGATTAGCTATGATGCGCTTCAGGGCAAAGCAAGACGGCTTGGCATCGAGTTCCAAAAACCACTAAAGAATGAATACGATTCAGCGAAAACAGATAGAAAGAGCCAACCTATTGATAGAAAAGTAGCTCTTAATGCTGATGGTAGTCAAACAGTCACGGCCTTAATGAGACTCAAGCATGAGCCAAATAAAGACCCACGAACTTTGATGGAGTTGTGTGGATACAATCCTGATAAGTTCGAGATGGTCTTAGGCGACTACAAAGTGTATGAGCAGCATAGTACCGAAGACGGCACAGTTCCGCAGTACAGCATTCATATTCGCGTAAAGCCGAAACAAGGCTTATCGATAAGTGAAATGGCTGAAGCGTTCAACGACAAAATCATTCCGGTCAATTACGGCATGAAGAAATCGGGCGATCGCAACTTAGTCATCCCATTGCCTGACCTGCATTTTGGCTGGACAACATTCGCCGATCTAAAAGACATGGTGAGTCAACTTAGAGAGATCATCATGGACGGCTACAACGAGATTGTGATCGAGCAATTGGGAGATCTGTTCCATAGTGATCAGATTCATGCAACACAAACGGTTAGAGGGACACAACTAGATCACGCAAACATGCGTCAGGCATTCCATGATGCTGTGAAGTTGTTTGATCAGATTATTCCGCTGGCAATTGAATATAGCAATCGCGTCTCAATCAAGAGCGTGTTCGGTAACCATTCAGGTGATCTCGAATACGCTTTTCTTTATGCGCTGATAGATCGCTATCCGCAAGTACACGTTGATCTCAATGACAGCAATTTGGCAACCGACTGGCGCTGTGCATACTTGCTAGGGCATGTTGGCATTATGCTCGCCCACGGAGATGTAGCCAAGGACAAGCTGACAGGGCTTTTTCCGTTTGAGTACAAAAAGATATTCAATATGGCAAAAACATACGAACTTCACTCAGGCCACTATCATAGCGAGCGGTTTAAAGATGATCGTGGCATTATGTGGCGCCAGCTTGGAACTGCGAAACCAAATGATCCCTATGAGATTAAGAATGGCTTCACCACGGGCAAACATCTGCTGTATGCGTTCGTTTATGACGACACGCGATTGAGGTGTACTTATGAACTCAACTAATGCGATGAAGCGAGTCGGTTACGGATATGTAAGCCACACAGAACAAGCAATCATTGAAAGATTATCGAGAGAAGAGAAACACATGCAAGCAATTATCTACACGAAGCCGGGCTGTCAAAAGTGTCGGCGCACAATATTAAAGCTGTCACAAGTCATGCCAGTGCAAACTATCACAGCAGACGAGCGTGACATTGAACGGTTCCGGAAACAAGGTTATCAATCGTTCCCAGTCGTAACGGTATATAAAGCGAACGGTACCCACGAAACGTGGTGCGACTTGCGGGTTGACAAGATCAAACAATACACGGAGGAATAGACATGATATTCGATAATGCTAAAGGCCAAAGTAGGCAATTGTCTCACCGTCAGTTGCCTCCACCAGCACCAGTGCTACCAAAAATGGAAGAATCACTGCCAACTCGTGCCAATGCAACTAAGAAATACAAAGACAGTCTGATTGCCGAAGTTAACGAAGCCATTAATCAAGGAATTAATACTACATCCCCAATCTCAATTGGCGTGGCCAAGTACAATCCAGCAGTCGTTAATGAAGTAATGAGTTTGCTAACGAAATCAGGATGGGATGTTACTGGCATAAACATTGACGGTTCCTATTCGACAATCATATTGTCTTAGGAGGGATAGACATGCTTAAAGTAGTGAAACGGCCAAAGGAATACATTGCAATCAAGGTGCCAGAAGACTGCGAAGACGTAGGTGAGTTCGTCAGCAACGAGTTTAAGAGGAATAGCATTCCGCTTGAAGTTACGGTTCACTATAAACTCAATACCGGTAAAGTATTGATAAAAGGCGAACAAGCAGTTACCGCAGGCGATGTGATTGTAGTTGATTACGATATGCCGCATGGATATTCGGTACGCGTGATGAGCCTAAAAGACTTCGACGTAGAGTTCAAGCCGGTTGATGATCCATTCAAAGCTAGTCCTATTGTAGTGGATGCAGATGATAAGCCGATATTGGATAGGCTTAAAGAGAGCAAGGCTGAAATGTCTACCATGATAGAAGGCGTTGAGCTGCCTGCTTGTCCTGGGTTCAGTGAGCCATTCATTGCAAAGCTAGACAAAGCACTGAACGACTATCAGCAAAAGCAGGAGCAGTCATCGCAGCGTGCAAGCACTCCGCATGTTCGTATCGAATTCGATGACATTAATGATGTGCCTTGTGTTTGGGTTGATGGCAAACGGATTGATAGATCAGATACAGGGCTCGTGAGCGTTTCACTTGACTGGCATACAAAAGATCCAGTGGCAACAGATCATGTTATCCGTGCTTATAAAATCGAATATTTAAAGGGGGATCACCGCGAAGGAATCGCTCAGGGGTCTCCGATGGGACCTGATCTCTTTAAGAATGATATCCATGCCAAGTAAGAAGCTTGCCTTTATAAATGGAAGACCACAATTGGTTGATGCCAATGCTCGTGTTAGATCGGAGGCAGATAGGCAGTACAACCGTGTGCGAAATGAGCAGCAGTCGGACTACCTTAAGTTTTATCACAGTAATGAATGGAAGCAGCTGCGTGAGCAGATATTGATTAGAGACAACAGTTTATGCCAACGCTGTGGCTTGCAAGCCTCATTGGTTGATCATATTGTTCCAAGCGAAGATGACTGGGAAGACCGCACGAACGCGGATAATCTGCAGGCTTTATGCAGGGACTGCCACTATTGGAAGACGAGACGTGAGACAACCAAGCGTAAGAAGGGACAGCATCGAGCCATGAAGATTACAGTAATCGTTGGCTATCCAGCAAGTGGCAAGTCAACGTACGTCAAGCGACATCAAGGACAGCATGACCTCGTCTATGATTACGACCATCTCATGACGGCGTTAACAGGCCTGCCATTACATCAGGGCAATATAGACGCCAATGATTATGTGCAGCTAATCTATGAGCTGATACTGCGGAAGCTTAAAGCAGAGCAGACCTTCGACCATGTATGGTTAGTCATGACATATCCAGATGAGAAGCTAGACACGTTGCTTGCTAGTCGAGATGTCGAACACATACTCATCGACACTGACCGAGACACATGCATGCAGAGACTGTCTAAGCAAGGTCGAGATGTGAGTCAACTCATCAAAGCGATGAACAGACTTGATGAATTGAAATCACAAAACAAATTTAAAAAATTCAAAGAAATGAAAAATTAAAAAACAAATTTTCAATAATTTATCGGGCGACTTCACGGGCTGGAAACGGCTAGACCCCCCTTCCATTTTTATCGGGGGTTACATTTCTTGGAACGGAAGAACGGTCGGCCTCTTTTTTGCACCCCAAATTGTAACGATTTTTAAGGCGGCAGGGGTAAACACAGCCCATTTTATATAGATATTAGGAGGTGAAGTGGGAAATGGCTGGAAAATACAAAGTGTTGCAAATGTCGAAGGGTGATTTGACCAAAGAACGGCAGGAAGCCAAACTACATGCGGAATTGATGGCCAAAGATGGCATTCCAAAACTTCAGGTAACACCGCCTAATCATCTTGACCCAGTCGCAAAACAAGAATACAAGCGAATCATCGCATCTTTGGGGACCTTACCACTTAGAAATCTCGATCGCGCCGAGTTGGAAAATTATTGCACATGGTATTCGGTTTATAAAAACACATCGGTCAACATGAAGCTGGCTTTAAAGAATGGAAATCAAGATGAGTATTATGCATACGTTGGCATATTGAATAAAGCAACGGCAAATATTAAAAGTCTAGCCAGTGATCTTGGTCTTAATGTCAATAGCCGGATGCAGATGAGCATGCCTAAGACCGAAGCACAGAAAAATGATTCAATCATTGATACTTTTGGCTGACTGCGATGGAGGTGATGTTGGTTGTCAAAATTTAAGGATCCAATGCCTAATTTCATAAAACGTGTGCTGGACGGTCGTCTTATTACTTCTAAGGCAGTTAATCTTGCGGTGAAACGCCATCACGAAGACTTGAAACGAACAGATTGGCGATGGCATTATGATCCAAATCTAGCGGGAAAGGCTGTTAAATTTATGGAGATTCTGCCAGAACCAAAAAGCGGGAAACCACAACCATTAGCACCGTTTCAGAAATTCATTATTGGCAGTATATATGGCTGGGTTGACAAGGATGATCCAAATATAAGGCGATTTACCGATGTGTTCATTTCAATGGCACGTAAAAACGGCAAGTCGCTTTTAATTTCTGGTGTCATTCTCTACGAGTTCCTGTTTGGCAAGAATCCAGCCAACAAACGACAGTTATACACGGCAGCCAATGATCGTAAGCAAGCAGGCATCGTATTCGGCATGGTTAAGGATCGACTTCGCGCTCTCATGCGAAAAGACCCTGGCATTAAACGCATGGTCAAAATCACGCGTGATGAGCTAGTCAACCTTGATGATGGTTCAACAATTCGTTCATTCTCTCGTGATACTGGCCTTGTCGATGGCTATGAGCCGCATGTCGCGGTTGTTGATGAATACGCCAATGCGAAGACGACAGACATGATTGAAACTCTTGCCTCTGGTCAGGTATTACTCCCGAGTTATCTGACATTTATTATCAGCACGGCGGGATTCGATATGAATGTGCCGATGTTTCAACAAAATTATCCGTATGCCAAAAAGGTGTTGTCCGGTGAAGAAAAGGCAGAACGCTATTTTGCATTTATTGCTGAACAAGACAACGTACAAGAAGTTGATGACCCCAATTCTTGGATCAAATCGAATCCGCTACTTGACGTTGATACCTTAAACGGCCAAATCAGTGATTATCTGACGACTAAGTTAGCTCAAGCTCGTGCTGATGGCAGTCTAAATGCTAAATTGGTCAAAAACTTCAATATTTGGCGACAAGCTACAGAAGACAGTTATCTGGATTTCGACGCTTGGAAAGCGGCAGAGTTGACCGACAAACCTGATATTCGCGGGCAAAGGGCATGGATTGGCATTGATGTCGGTCGTACAAGCGATCTATTCGCTATTTCTTGGCTAATTCCCCAAGAGGGCTGGTGGTGGCTTGATGGTTATGCATTTGTTGCTTCAAAAGGTGGCATCGATAACAAAATAAAGACGGATCGGATTGACTACTTGGCTGCTGAACAACACGGCGAAGGCGAGATCAGCAGCTTAGAGTCAGGTATCATCGACAACGATCGGGTATATGAATGGCTCGAAGACTTCATTGAACGTAATGACTTAGATGTTCAAGGTATCATGTACGACCCTTATCAATTTGGACCAATGCTAACGGCGATTGAGAAGAATCACCCTGAGTGGCCGATGGTACAGGTGCGTCAGGGGACACTTACACTGTCGATGCCAACCAAACAGTTCCGAGATGACATTATCAGCGGCCGTGTGAAGCATTCAGACAATCGCATTATGCAAGCGGCGGCAATGAATGCGGTTCTAATGTCTGACAACAACGGCGTCCGTATTAATAAGAATAAGTATGCCAACAAAATAGACATGATTGATGCCACGCTTGATGCTTATGCCATCGCTTTCAAGGAAGATTTGGACAACTATCTGGACGACGATCGTGTGTTTAGTGACGACTTTGGTTTTTAGGAGGTGAGAACGTGAATGGAAAACTAGCTAACTTTTTCAAAATTCTTGGCGCAAATATGGCTGGAATTGCCACTGTTTTAGGCTTCATTTTAGCTGGATATGGGGCTTTTTTGATCAATAGGCCTACTGGATTCATGGTTTGCGGCGGCTTGTTGTTTGTTCTCGCCTTTATTCTGTTGCTTCCTGATAACGAAGGGAGGTGATATGAATGAAGCTATTTCGAGGATTGGCAACCGAAGTGGACCCTCACTGGGCAGATCATTTGCTTGATTCTGGGGTAATTCCACCATTTCGAGGTGGATACCTTGGCATTTCTGCCTTACGTAATTCTGACGTGCTTACGGCTGTATCGATTGTTTCGGGTGATGTTAGTCGTTTTCCGCTAGTAATCACGGACAGCTCAACCGATGAGGTTGTTGACTTAGCCAATATTGAATACTTGATGAATACGAAGGTAAATAAGCGGCTGTCGGCTTATCAGTGGAAATTTTCCATGATGGTCAATGCAATTTTGACTGGCAATGCTTATTCGCGTATTGTGCGCGATCCGATAACCAACGAACCAGCTATGTTTGAGTTCTATGCCCCCTCACAGACGCAGGTGGACACAAGCGACCCCGATAACATCATCTACCGTTTCACGCCTTACAATTCTAGCATGCAAAAAGTATGTGGATTTGAGGACGTCATTCACTGGAAGTTTTTCTCATACGACACAATCATGGGGCGCTCACCGCTGTTGTCGCTTGGTGATGAAATTGGACTGCAGGAGTCAGGCGTTTCAACTTTACAGAAGTTCTTCAAGAGCGGCTTGAAAGGCTCAATTATCAAAGCAAAGGAGAGTCGCCTGTCCGCCGAAGCACGCCAGAAGATTCGTGAAGATTTTGAAAGGGCACAGGCAGGTGCTGATGCTGGATCGCCAATTATAGTTGACGCAACGATGGATTATCAGCCGTTGGAAGTTGATACCAACGTTCTTAATCTGATTAACAGCAATAACTATTCAACAGCGCAGATTGCGAAGGCTTTGCGGGTGCCAGCGTATCGATTAGCCCAAAACAGTCCCAATCAGTCAGTTAAACAGCTTGCTGATGACTATATTCGCAATGATCTTCCATTTTACTTTGAACCGATTACAAGTGAGTTTGAACTAAAGCTGCTTGATGACGCGCAACGGCACCAATATTGCATAGGATTCGACACAAAATCAGTAAACGGATTGCCGATTGATGACGTAAATACAGCAGTTAATGGCGGACTGTGGACTGGAAACGAGGGACGTGCGGAGCTTGGAAAGAAACCGTTAAAAGACCCGAACATGGATCGTATTCAGTCGACACTTAACACAGTATTTCTTGATCAAAAGGAAGCTTATCAAGCTGAGCATGCAGCAGAATTGAAGGGAGGTGATACTAATGCCAAAGGAAATCAGAATGGCAGCGGCACCAATGCAAATTCGTGATGGTGATGATGATCATCCTGCCGTTATTGAGGGCTATGCATTAAAATTCAATCGGAAATCTGATCCAATGGGATTCGGTGACTATTCTTTTAGAGAGCAAATTGACCCTCATGCCTTAGATAATGCTGACATGAGTAATGTAGTTGCGCTTTTCAACCATGATCAGAACCAAGTGCTAGGACGAACTGGTATCAATTTGCAGCTATCAGTTGATGACACAGGGCTGAAATACACGCTGACGCCTCCGGACACGCAGCTTGGCCGTGACTTGCTGGAAAACGTTCGTCAGGGAATCATCAGTCAGTCGAGCTTTGCATTTACAATTCCTGATGATACCGATGCTCAAAAATGGACTCGTGATGGGGATGCTGAGGCTCCATACAATCGCTTGATTAGATCAATTGATCATATATATGATGTCTCGCCAGTGACAACGCCAGCATATCCAGACACGGAGGTTAAGGTTGGCGCACGTTCGCTAGAACAGATCAAATCCCTTGACCAACCGCCTGAATGGGAAGTTAAGCGGCGTAAGATGCTTTATCAATTGAATAAAGAGGAATTGCTCAAGGACATCGAATAATCGGTGCCTATTTTTATACAAAAAATAAGGAGGGTCACTAGATGACTTTAGATGAAAAATTAGCTGCTGTTAAAAAGCAACTTGATGAAAAGCGTTCAGCGTTGCCAGCTATGAAGACAGAACTTCGTTCTTTACTTGAAGGTGAAGATTCCGAGGAAAACCTGAAGAAGGCAGAAGGCGTTCGTGCCAAGTATGATAAAGCTGACAAAGAGATCAAAGATCTTGAAGAAAAACGTGACTTATACGAGGCTGCGTTGAAAGGCAATGAACAGCCGAGTGGGAAGAAGCCCAATCATCCGGAAGAGCATAGCTATCGCGATGCACTGAATGCTTATTTGCATACTCGTGGTCGTAATACTGATGGCGTCAATTTTGAAAAGACTGATGTTGGCACATTTGCAGTTTTACGAGATGCTCCTACTGATGCCAGTGATGCGGTCAATGCCGGTGTCAAGGCTGCAGACGCGGCCTCGACCATTCCAGAAACTATTAGCAATACACCACAGCGTGAATTGCAGACTGTTGTTGATCTGAAACCTTTCACGAACGTATTCCAAGCCTCTACACAAAAAGGCACCTATCCAACGGTTGCAAATGCCACAACCAAGATGGTCACTGTCGCCGAGTTGGAAAAGAACCCAGCAATGGCAAAACCAGAATTCAAACCGGTCAACTGGTCTGTTGAAACGTATCGTCAGGCGTTACCAGTCTCGCAGGAGTCAATTGACGACTCTGCGATTGATTTGGTTGGCCTGATTGCCCAGAACGCACAACAAATTAAGGTCAATACGACTAACGGTGCTGTTGCAACTCTGCTGAAAGGCTTCACTGCCAAGGCGATCTCTAGCGTTGATGATTTGAAGCATATCAATAACGTTGATTTAGATCCTGCATATTCTCGTGTAATTATTGCTTCACAGAGTTTCTACAATTTCTTGGATACAGTTAAAGATGGCAATGGTCGCTACTTGCTACAAGATAGCATCTTGACCCCGTCTGGCAAGAGTGTTCTTGGTATGCCGATTGCTGTTGTATCTGATGATACTTTGGGTGCAGCAGGCGAAGCACACGCCTTTTTGGGTGACATCAAGCGGGCAATTCTGTTTGCTAACCGCGCAGACTTCATGGTTCGCTGGGTTGATGATCAGATTTACGGCCAATTCTTGCAAGCAGGAATGCGCTTTGGTGTATCTGTTGCTGACGAAAAAGCAGGGTACTTCCTCACATATACCCCAAAAGCGTAACGCCTGACGGAGTGACTTTGAGCCAGAAAACGTTCACAGGTGGTGTCGGTGCCACAAAAGATATCACGGTGACAGTCACTCCTGATGGCGCTCCTCAAGCAGTAGAAGCTGTGTCGAGCGATGAAAGCGTCGCTACGGTTGTTAAGAAGTCCGATGGTGTTTACACTATTACCAATCTGGCAGCGGGCACAGCTACAATCACATTTAGCACTAATGGCATCAGCTCAACGCTTGCTGTTACTGTTAACGCCGGGTAGGTGATTACTCTTGGCAGATACTACGTTTGACAAAAGCCCACTGACTGATGAACAGTTTCAGGTTCTGAAAATGTACTTGAAAGTTGATCAGACAATCGAAGACCCAATGATTATGCAACTGGTGCATGACGCTTGTGGTGAAATCAGTTCGGCTATTAGTTTTGGATCAAATCCGGAACAATTTCTAAGCAATCCAGAAACTCGGGATCGTTTCTTCACAGCGCTCATGAAGCAAGTGAAGGAAGACTATGACTACCGAGGTATGGGTGCTGAAGTCATGCGCTTTCCGTTGCAAACATCAACCACAAATATCATCAATCAGCTTCGTTCAGAATTGCCGGAAGAGGATGGTGATTCTGATGCGAACTAATCGAATGACTGAGAGAATTGCGTTCGTCAGCTATGAGTCAAAAAAGGTTAACGGAGTTCCGGTTGATGGCGTGCTCGTTAAGCATATGACGGTTTGGGCGGAAGTTCCTAAGGTACCAATCAGAGAAGCAAATGATCCACAGACGAAGTTGGGCACCCGCAAAGACAGCCCGACTTTTTAGTGCGGTTTTTAACCACAGAGGAAATCCAACCAACTTGGAGAATTCAATGGCGTGGTAATGAATATCAAATCACAGGGCTTGATCCTGATTACGAGAGGCGCGATCTGACAACGATTACGGCAAAGGCGGTGAGCTGATGGGCGTAAAAGTCACAGGGGATGCTGAACTACTCGCTAATCTTAACAAACTTCAATTTGGGGTTGCAAAAGAAGCTCGAGCGGCTGTCCGAGATGGCGCACAAAAGTTTGCCGACAGGCTAAAAAGCAAAACGCCTGAGTGGACCGGTGAAACTGATATGAGCGGACATCTGAAAGATGACATCAAGCTTTCAAGTGTCCGTGAAACGAGCGGTTTAACAGAAGTAGACGTTGGATATGGTAAAGATACCGGCTGGCGTGCTCACTTTCCAAACTCGGGGACCTCAATGCAGGACCCGCAACATTTCATTGAGGAAACTCAAGAAGTCATGCGGCCAGTTGTTATCGCTGCTTTCCTAAGCCACTTGAAGGAAGGCGGGATGTAATGGCACCTGAAAAACGTGTTTATGACATCCTGTCAGCCAATTTGGATATTGCTGACAAGGTGTATATAGGCACTCCAGACTTCAATAACCAGACTAGCGTAACTCCTGAAAGTTTAGCTCCATGGGTGAGAATCACTTCTTTGCCCGGTGATGGTGCTGACTATGCTGACGATTCTAGAATCCTAGAGTATCCGAAAGTACAAGTAGATTTTTGGGTGGACAAAACGGACTGGGATCAACAAGAAAAAATTGAAAAACAGATATATCAAGCACTACATGCGGCTGGCTGGGAAAGGTATTATCGCAACTCCTACGTTGATGGTGATACCCCAGCCCTTCGCATGACAACAGGATACTTTCAGTTTCAAGGACTGCCGATTGGCTAGTCCTTTTTATTTTCCTAAAGGAGGATTTTAAATATGGCAGATACTGCTGTAACAACTAATAAGAAGTTAGCAAAATTTGGGGCTTCGGCCTTTGAATACGGGGTTGTCGGTGATGACGACTTTGTACTAAGCACACGAAAGATGCAAGGCTTATCTAGTGTGAAATTGGATATTAAAACAGAGCAAAAGACGCTGTCCGCTGATGATGGCCCGTACTTGATTCTTTCTGGTGGTATCACAGAAGCAACCGAAACAATCGAAATGTACGATGTTGATTCCGTTATGAAGTCTGATTTATTTGGCATTAAGGTTGTTAATGGGGTTGAAGTATATCCAAAGAACCTTAGCCCTAATTACGCCGCAACTTTGTTCCGCACGAAGCTTTCAAATGGCAAGTACGTTTGGGTTGGTATGCTCAAGGGAATGTTCTCACTTCCGGGCGTTGATACCAAGACTGTTGACGGCACACCAGATCCAAGTGCTGACAGTATCGAAGGCTCATTTATTCCTCGAGGTGACCAAGACACTGGCAATGTTGTGTTGATTGGTCGTGAAGACAACGATGGATTCGATTTTGATAAGTTCCACGGATATGTTTTCCCTAAGACTGCTGAAGACGCGACTATTACTACCGCTACACCGGCTCCGTAATTCGCAGATCACACATTAGCTAGAGCGTTTCTATCATTGTCGCCTTGTAAATGCACAATACGCGAACAGCGGGCGGCTTATACCTAAGGAGATTAAGCATGGCATATCAAATTAAACTAAATATCAAAGGCGAAACGTGCGTGTTCACGCGAAATGGAGAGCCAACATTACGTGATACTACGAACGCCTTGAAAGTGCAGCAACAACAATTGCGCATGCTAAACCGTAAAGATGGCCCTTCAAACGATGATTACGATGAGAACGAGAAAAACTTAGCCAAATTTGCGGTTGATTTCTGGAAAAACCAGTTTACTACCGATGATGTTATTGATGGCTCGTCTATTTCTTTGAAATCGTTGGATTCAATCAATGATGCCATTGGCGATTCTCTAAGCGATGGTGAAGAGGATAAGAAGGACACAGCAAAAAAATCACCGAAGCGGACGTCAAAGAAGCCATTAGCAACCTTGACGACTTCTACAAAGCAAGGCTCTCTGAAGGCTACCGATTAGCTGACGTTGATGCTATGACGCTCCGCGATATTGAAAAGCTTAACCAGATTTACGAGGAACGGGAGACCACGATCGACAAGGCCTTTCCGTTCCTTTTCTAGTTCTATGAAAGGAGGTAAAACATGTTAGGAAATCTCGGACAAATTGCGGCTACCGTAAGCTTGAACATTGATCCGTTTCAAGTAAGCCAGCGAGTTTTGAACTCTTCAATTAAAGCAACTGCCGCTGAGTTGCGGGCTCAAGATGCTGCGTTTAAGGGCTCTGAAAAGTCTATCAACAACATGCGTTCAACCTATGACACATTGAGTCGCCAGTCAAAGAACTACCAAGCTCAGCTTCAGAAACAACGAGAACAGTATGATGAAAATTCGAAAGCGGTTGAAAAACTTAATAAAAGTGAGACTGCATCGCAGGAAGAAATTAATCGTGCTACAAAGCTGCAAGCTAATGCTGCATCACAGTATAATCGGACTGCTGCCGCGGCTGCACAAAATGAGAACCGAATGGCGGCCTTACGCAAAGAGATTGCGCTGCAAAGCGACGGCTGGACTAAAGTATCAAACGGTGCATCAAAGTTTGCATCTGTTACCGAAAAGGCAAGCTCTAAGCTAACCAGTTTCGGATCAACGATGACAAGGGCGGTAACTGCTCCAATTGCCATTGGGTTTGTGGCAGCAGCTAAATCTGCTATTGATTTCAACAGCCAAATTCAAGCAATGGGGCCCTTGCTAACAAATGGGGGTGCGATTACTGCCAAGTATCGTGCGCAACTTGATCAACTAGCATCAGCATCTAAAAAGTGGTCGGTTGAATATGGCGTTTCCACGGCTGCAATTAACGACGGCATGTCAGAAATGATCAAACGTGGCTATACCGCTGCGCAAACATTAGGCGCAATGCCTGCAGTTCTCAATGCGGCAAAAGCGTCTGGCGATGACTTCAACGATGTTATGCATGTTTCTACATCCGTTTTGGAGCAATTTGGTCTAAAGACAGAATCAACAACGGGCATGCTTAAAACCACGTCTCGCGTTACAGATGCTCTTACCTATATTGCGAACGCTACTGCAGCAGGGTTCCAAGATATGGGCGAGGCAATGACGTATGTCGGGCCTTCTGCTCATGCTGCTGGTATTTCACTCGAAGAAACAGCGGCTGCTATTGGTATTATGAGCAACAAAGGGATTGAAGGATCAGTTGCTGGCACAGCATTACGTGGTGCTTTAACAAGACTGTTGAAGCCTTCTAAGCAAAACCTTCAAGGCTTTAATGAATTAGGCATATCTGTTGCTGATTTCAAAAAAGGAACGCTAACTCTTCCAGAGATTCTTGACAAAATCAAGAATAACACTAAGGGGTGGACGGACCAGCAACGTGCTTCTGCAGTAGCGTTGGCTTTTGGCACTGAAGCGCAAGCCGGCATGAATGCCTTAATTGGTGCAGGTGGCGGTGAGCTACGCAAATATACCAGTGAAGCTGAGCATGCCAGCGGAACAACTGCCAAAATTGCTAACCAGTTAAACAATACGGATGCCGCCAAATTGAAGAGATTTCAAGAGTCGATTCATGTTTTAGGGATTGAAGTAGGTCAAAAACTTCTACCGACGCTGACTCCTCTTATCAAAACAGCAACCGATGTTGTCAATGCCTTTACAAAAATGGACAGTGGCACGCAACAAACCATTATCAAATTTGCAGCGTTTGCGGCAGTTGTAGGGCCAGTGAGTTCTCTGATTGGTGGGGCTCTTAAGCCTGTTACTGCTTTGAGCAAAGGAATATCTGGAATTGCGGGAGTCATTGGGCGAGCATCTGCAGCCGCAAAGCTCGGCGGAACTGCAATGGACGTGCTCAAGTCTGGCTTTAGTAAGACAGCCTTTGAAGCATTGAAGGTTGCACCAGCCGCAGCAGCAGCGGCTGAAGGCACTTCTGGAATGGGAGCAGCCATGGGCGGAGCCGCAGCGAGCGGAACAGGATTGCTAGCGGCATTGGGGCCAATCGTCCCAGTTGTTTTAGGTGTGACAGCAGTCGTCGGTGCCGGTGTAGCCATCTGGGAATTATGGGGCAAAAAGGCTCTTGAGTCTGCTGACAGAACTTCACGATGGGGCACTGATATTGGCGCTGATGCCGACCGATCTGCTTCCAAAATGAAAGATGCCTCTGGGGCCATTTCTGGTGCTTTTGATGATACAAACCACACAGTCACCCAGAATGCTAAGACGATCTCTAAAGGGTTCGACGATTTAACAAAAGCTGCAAAAGAAGCCGCTGATCAGTCTGAGACAGCAGCGAAGAAATTGGCTAAGAGCCTCGGCGGTGAAGCCGCAGAAAACATTGAAAAGCAGGCCGCTAAGGAAAAAACCGCTAACGCTAAGCGAATCAAAGAGATGGAAAGCAACAACGAAAAGGCCCAAGCCATTACTGCATCGTTTAACAAGAGCGGAGCACAGATGACGGCTGACCAGTATCAACTGTTGGATAACTACCGTCGTAAAAATGCCGCACTGGCTGTCAAGACGCTACAGATTTCTGGATCGCAACAGAATAATGTACTCAAAGCTGTCCTTGGTGAGAGAACACGAATGTCTAAGAGTGCTGCCCTAGAGCAGTATCAAGACATGTGGAACGCCTCTAACAAAGAAAACAGTGCCTATAAGGCAGCGCAGGACAAGATCAACACCGAGTACAAGAATGATGCTGCTATGCGTAACACAGCACTTGAAGGCTTAGAAAAAGACCACCAGAGCAAAATGAAAGTCATCTACGCTGGCGCAATTCAAGCCATGAAAGCACAAGGAACATCGCGCTCGGAAATGCTAGCGGAACTTCAAACTGACTTCCACCTGACAAGTTCACAAGCCGAGTCTGCTATGAGCAGTTATGAGAAGTCTATGGCCAAAGGAGTTAAGAGTAATCGAGACTTTGCGGCCGCAACTGAAGGATTTGGTAAAGCGGCTCAAGAGGCCGGTGATCACTGGAATAGTCTTGTTTTTGATCCCAAGACTGGGAAGGTGAAGACAAATCTTCCTGAAGTGTTGAAAGATACGGCCAGCACTAAAAAAGGCTGGCAGCAACTTAAATTCGATTTAAAGAATGCCAAGATCACCTCTAATGCCAAGCAAATGATTGTTGAAGCACTTGCTTCTTCTAAACAATGGCAGAAATTGAGCGTTCCCGAAAAGAATGCAATTATCCGTACTCAGGGGCGTGAACAGCTTGCTGATATTATGGATAAGTTTGTTTCCTGGAATAGTCTGTCGCTTAAGGATCAGCAAGCAATTGTGAAGGGCGATTACACGCCTTTAGTAAATGCTTTAGTCAAGAGTGGAGACTGGAACAATCTCACCTTGAAACAGCAAGAAGCCATTGTTAAAGATAAAGCAACAGCGCCATTAGTATCTTCACTTCAGCAAACCGGCGAGTGGCAGAAGCTCGACTTAAAAGTTCAAGAAGCGATTGTCAATGCTAAAGGCAAGAAAGATCTTGAAGACATCCTTTTTGACATGGGAGTTTGGAACAAGCTTCCAAATACGCAGAAATATGCAACCCTAGTTTCTTTTGGCAAGCAAGACATCGCTGATATTATCGATCAGCTAAATCTGTGGAATACACTTACACCACAAGAAATTCAGGCTGTCGCAAAGGGCGATACCAGCTCTTTGGTGGCTGCTATTGATAAAGCAAATGACTGGAATCGATTAACTCTTGGCCAGCTAGAAGCAATCGTTAAAGATAAAGCCTCTGCAGGATTAGTCCAGGCCATGATCAAAACCGGAGAGTGGAATGGCCTATCAGTAGAAGAAAAAACTGCTATTATGCAGACCAAAGGCAAATCCGACTTAGCCGATATGGTTGTTAAATACGGTCTTTGGAACAGCCTTCCAAACTCTACCAAAAGTCTGTTGATGAACGATTCCGATGCTCGTACCAAATTGGAAAAAGCTGGAGTTGCAATTGATCAATACAATTTGTTTAAGAACCCCAATGAAAAAGGGCTAAAAGCAAATAATACTGATGTGCTTGGAAAAACAGAAGCAGCCAAAGGGAGCATTCAGAAATACAACGAAGTTCTACCTGGCTTAAAGCTTTTTAACGGAGATTCTAGTGGCGTTAAGAATGCTACTGATCAAGGCAAAGGAGCTATTTTTCAATACAACGGGGTTAATCCAGCATTAAAATCATTGCTGGGTGATTCAAGCAGTGTCAATAGTGCTTCACAGTCAGGGCGGAATAGTGTCATTTTATTTAATGGAACTAACCCAGTGCTGAAACCATTTGAAGGGAACTCCTCAAGTGTTAACAGCGAGTCATCAAGGGGGCAAAGCAGTGTTCTGATGTTTAACAGCAAGGAACCGTTAGATAAATACTTTAATGGTCACGATAAAACTAGTGGGCCTGCTGCTGCAGCAAAGCGGGCAGTCAGTTCCTTCGGCGGTGATCAGACGATTACTAAAACGTTTAATTTCGTAGCTAACGTAAGCTCAACAATTGCTAAGCTTCTTCACCTTAAGAACGGCACTTCTGATTTTGGCGGGAACGGATTTGCGATGGTTAACGATGCCTCCGGATCTAACTATCAAGAGCCTATTATCACTCCTAATGGCAACATGTTTATGTTCAAAGAACGAAATGTGGTTTTTCCGCTTGCTCGTCACTCAATGGTTATTCCTGCTGATAAGGCTCGTCGAATGAACATTCCACGTTTTGCTGGTGGCACCACAGACTTCGGAGGCGCTGCTAATAGAATAAACCACTTGAATCCGCAAACCTTTGTTACCAGTATTTCTAGTGGTAGCAATAGCCGTGTTGACGATTTGCTAGCAAGACTGATCGAATTAACAACTTATCAGATTAGTAACCCGTCTGTTCCTGAAGGCAAGGTTGTTCTCGACAATGGGCGTGAAGTAGGACGGTGGCTGTATCCAACAATAAATAAATTGAAAAACAGAGACACCATTATGAGTAATAGAAGAAGGGGGATTTTCTAAGTGGCAAATTTAATATTTGGAGATCATAAGATTGGCAGTTCCTCTCTTCAATTCAGTGCAGCCCGCGGCATTTTTTCTGAAGTTGAGAATACAACCCAGCCTGTCGGTGCCGGAGACGGGGAAATGTTTATTAGAAGTCGATTGAAATCGAGAATCATTCCAGTGACTTATGATTTTGTGGCGCTATCTCGTCGTGAATTTGAACGACAGTTAGCGCCACTACTTTATAGCACGGATGTTCAAAAGCTAATCATTGATGATCGCCCTGATGAATTTTGGTATGCAAAAGTTGACGGTAAGATTGATATGGACCGGGCTTATTTTCTTGGCACTGGTACTATTAATTTTCTTGTCCCCGATGGCATCGCCCACTCGGTAGCCACGCAGACGGCTGATAACATGCCATACAAGGACGTGCCGGTTAACATGCTGACAGATTCTGGCTTTGAATCAGGGAATGTCCCAGCAAACTATGCTTGGGGTGACGCAAAACTTGATGATAGGACTTTCTCCGTAAATGAAGGACCTGATGGAACATTTCCATCACCAATGGGTAAATTTATGCTTGAAGTTGCAAATTTAAGCACAGATCCAGCAACAAGCATAGATCAATATGCTCATTATCCAATCACACCTGTTCTTATCAAGAAGGGTGAAACGTGGACATATAGTTATTATTATGCAAGCGCAGGGTCCGCTACCGGACAAGCATCAGACTTTTTAATGTCCGATGGCCTTTCGCCAATTTTAGAACTATCATTGGGACAACTTTCACGGGATATTTCTGGAGGCCAGACAACGTGGCATCGTTTTGTAAAAACGTGGACAGCAGATAGAGACGTTACTGTAACCACTTTGCGCTTTGGCTTTATTAAAACATCGGCAAGTTCGGGATGGCTTTGTATTGATAATATTAATCTGAAACAAGAACCCACCGCTTCTCCGTGGTCGCCTAACCCAGCTGATCCTGAATACTATACCGACACCATCATAGTTCACAATGGTGGTACCTATCCTGTTGAGCCAGTTATTACGGCAACTATGCATGCTGATAACGGGTTGATTGCTTTAATCAATA